CTCCTACAACGTGTAGTTTCTGTGAGCCAGGATTAGTAGTTCCGATTCCTACGTTACCGTCTGTAAAATAATGGTCTCCTGAACCAGTAACTCTTAATGACCCTGAGAATGAATGGAGATCATCTGAGGTATCTCCAAATTTAGTAGAACCTGATTCATACATGATAGACGCACTGACAAATTCTGTGTGAAATTCTTGTGCTGTTACTTTTCCGGTTACTGTTAAATCCCCGCTTACTTTTGTGTCTTGGGTTAGATTAAAGCCGGAAGTAGCATTTGTGTTAATCTTATAATACCCTGCATCAAAGTCATATACTGTGTTCTGTCCGTTATCTCCTCTACTATAGTGGTATATTTTAGTACCATCTGTAGGACTACCTAAGAATATCCATCCTGATGAGCCGCTAGGTTGCAGTCTTAGTGAGGTATTATTTGGAGTAGAGATATTACTATTTACTTCTAAGTTACCAATAGTTATATCATTTGTAGTAGTTGCTCCTCTGTCTGTTACTGAGTCTAGTGTATCTGTTTCTGTGTATAGAGATGAAACGCTAGCCCACTGCGTACCAGCAGCAATTTTACTAAGTACCTGTCCGATACTACCTTGCGAGTTTGTTGAATCGTACAGCTGATTCTGTAGTCTCATATTACCGGCTATGTGTAGTTTCTCACTAGGGCTAGCTGTACCAATACCTACGTTACCCGTAGTTGTTAAATTACCAGTAATAGTAGCTAGAGTTCCTGATTGCGCTAGTTGAAGTATTTCTGTATTTGCTACATAAAATTTTATATTATCTCCAGCTGTTGTTCCTTCTATTCTAACGTCATCAGAAGTCCACCTTAAAGCATTACCATTTGACAGTGTTACATCACCAGTTATTCTGGCATTACCATCAACTTCCAACTTCTCACTAGGACTAGTTGTACCAATACCTACGTTGCCGTCAAAATCGATGATAGCTCTCTGTGTATTATTAGTAGTAAAGTTAATGGATCCAGATGTCAAAGGTGTTGCTGTTGCCCCTGCAACTATGCTTATATCTCCTCTAGTTCCAGCAGTAGTGCCGTACCTACTGTATATATCTATGTATCCACTATTGCCACTGTTTCTATTTCCAGCAGATAGTGTTATCTTATCCGGATTATAATGTGAACCGACGCCAGATGCACCAAATATTCCAAAATCAGAATAAGATTTCCCTACGTGTATCCCTTTTGTACCGTCTTGAATTGCTACTGAATTTCCATGTACAACTAATGTAGTGTTAGGAGTAGTCGTTCCGATACCTACCTTACCGTCATTACCCAATACTAATCCGTCTGAGTATGTGCCGCTGGATTGGTATACTAATTTTGCTCCGTGATTATTGTTATCTGTTCTATCGTGTAATTCTAGTACATTTGCAGCATTTGTAGACCCGTAAGTCCTAAACCCAAAAGAACCAAGGTGAGGGGCGTAGATACTTTTACTTGAGATAAAAGAAGAACTATCTGTTCTTAGTTTAGCATCCCCGCTTAGGTATAGTAGCTTTTCATTGCTACCGTTATTAATGGTAAAAGTAGATAATCCGTATGAACCGTTTCTTTGTATAACATAGTTATACGAGTCCATTATGTGTTCTGCAGCGTATGTGGAAGCTGCTTTAATTATCAATTTGTTCGCAGTTACGTCTGTGGTAACATCTAGCGAGTTCAAGTTAGCGTCGGAACCACTAACTATCAGTTTTTTCCAATTTGGCATATGTCTTTAGATTATGGTTGGTTACAGGTTTGCCTGCCCACTTCCCTTTCGGGCCAATAATATACGTATAAATAGCAAAAGGTCCCGAAGGACCCTGTGTGTTACTTTATTGCATCTATGTGTTTTCCGATTTTGGCAAATACCTTTACAAATATTTCAAATTCGTTTCCTGTATAGGTAGCAGTTCTTAGTTTTGCTAGTATGAATTCTGCTTCTTTTTTAGTTAGACTTTCGTCTTTTGCCTTTTTAGGCAAAGCTTTTTCTAATAATCCCATAAAATAATATAACTTAATTTTTAATTGTACTTTTTATACGTAGATAAATATGTCTGTACCTTCTACTCTAATATTTCCTACATGATCTGCTTGAGCTGTTGCTGCGTTGGTTTCTGTACCTTCAAATACACCTGCTACGTGGTAACTTGGTGTTTGGTTACCTGTTGCATTAGAAGCCATATTACCGACTACTGCTAAACGTCCATCATTTGATTTATAACTCGCATCCCATATTAATCCTGCTCCAGACTGTGCTGTTCCGTTAGATCCTCCGAATACTACCCCAGAATCTCCTGTTGCAGCGGAACCAGAGTTAAGAAGTATAAATCTATCTTCTATATCTAAATTTGTTACGTTAGCATTTAACGTATCTCCTTCTACTGTCAGATTACCTGCTATAGTTACATCACCACTTGTCTGTACAGATGTTACACTGATGTTATCATCTAAATTAATAGTAATCTCATCAGTATTTGTACCTACAGTGTTAATGTTTGTACCTCCTGCAACTTCTAATGTATCTCCTAACGTAATAGTTTGATCAGTTCCAGTATCCCCGGATAGGGTAATTGAATTACTATCAAGTGCTGTTGTTGGTATTCCCGATAAATTAGCTTCTACTACAGATATACCTCCTGTTGCTACAGATATTGTATTATCTGCTGCTTCTACTGCTATCGATACTGGTGCAGAACCGTTATATGTAAAATCTGCAATACCATCACCGTCTGTAAGTGAGTCTAAGTTGGTTCCTAATTCTTTACCACTTATAGTGCTATTAGCTAAAGATGTATTAGGAATACTGCTTAAATCAAAAGTAATTGTATCCGTTCCTGGTGTTCCTACTATAGTTAATCCAGCCCCTGATGATCCAGTGACAAAATTAAGTATATCTGTAGTACTATCTGCTATTAATGGTGTACCGTTAATAGATGCTGTAACGAACCCAGGGAATGCTGATTCTGCTGTTAAATATCCCGAGTCATTGTTTAATTGTGATATGTCTGATCCGGAGACCAGTAATTTTCTCCACTGTGCCATGTTGTAATCTTCTTATTTGTGATTTATAATAAATATGCTTTAATTAGAATAACCAAAGTAGTAATCATTACTAGCACTGTAAAATAATCCACCTGCTACTGCTGATGGAGTTATAGACTGTGAAGTAAATTGCATTATACCTTCTTTATTTACTTTTAACTGTTCTCTTCCTTCTACTTTTATACTGAATATATCATCAACACCATCTAAATTTATAGTCAATGAACCAGAAGTACTAAATGACCCAGATACATTAAGAGATCCTGATAAGTATTCTCCTATTTCAGGTAATTGGTTATTTATTTGGTTCCAAAATACCTGAGCCATTATCCATTAAGTTTTCCGGTTATAGTAATCTCCATTCCCTCTGTAATATTGTACCCCAAGTTAGAGTTATGAAAATCTACTAATAAATCAGCACCTTCTTGAACTATTCTGTCAATAGCTGATGGCTCTATGGTTAATCCCCCTATTGTTACTAGGAAATCATCTATTTCATGGTCTGGGAAGTTAGCAGGAGGAGTTACTAAGGTAACGTTAGCAAAAGTAATACTATTTTCAACATTATCTATTACGTAACTATTGTTATTAGTGTCAACAGTATTAGAAAGTGCTAAATAAGTTCTCTCTTCTGCTGTCATACCACTAAAATTGATGTTGACTTCTGACTTACCTGTTAAATTATCGTAAAACCTACCTACAGTGTTAGTAGAAGCAGGAGTATCGGCCTTTCCTTGTAGTATTTCTTCACTACCTGCAGTTTCTAACCCAAATTTTATCGCTGACTTGCTATAAAACTTATTCATATTAGCAATTGATGTATTAATGCTGTCAGGTACTATGTGTCCCATCATAGTTATTTGGAAAGTAGTCTTTACCGTTCTGTCTTGCCCTTGATTCATCTCTGTAGTAGTTGTATATGAATCAATCATAGCTCTAAAGTTAAATCTTTCTGGGTCTCCCCAATATGCATCTGATGCAAAGTTTATAGATTCTACTATTTTATTCATCTGCTCAACATACTCAGTAAATATTATACAAGAGTAGGTTATATTAACATAATCAGGTATGATCACCCCGTATAATTCTTTAACAGGTTCCCTATTATTGAGTCTAGAAAATCTATCGTAGACATTTTTTTTAGAATATCCTTTTTGAAAGATTGCAAAGTTATTAGGATTGTTAGCATCCATTTTATTACCAAGCGTTCTATTTTTTTCAATAGAATCTCTCTTAAACATCAATAAAGGTGTTTGAATCTTACCGTTTTTATCTCTATAGTACCCGTCTTTCTGTACAGCCGACCATCTTTCTGGTGAACCGTACATTATAGGTACGTTTATTCTCTTGCTGTTTTGTATTACTGATGGTTTTATTACGTTGTTGAAATAGTAAACTATAGTTTCGTCTATATCTCTAAGACCTATGTTAAATTGCTTTACATCGTCGTTCTTAACTGAACGTTGATATGCTCTATTAGTACGTATTACATCAGGTGTTGGTTGTTTTTGGGCATTGTTATACGTATCAATTGCTTCTTGTGACAATTGAGACTGTCTTTTAGGTATTATTTTAGTCTTCTTTGCCATCTATTATCTTGCTCTTGTTATTCCAACTTTATCTGTTCTTGTTAAGTGACAGTCAACTATGATAGATACAGAAGAACCGAATTTGTTGCCATGTTGTGTTAGATTATAGCTACTATCTCTACCTACAAATAACTGGTTCTCTCTAACAGTATCTACTTCGTAATAATCTTCATGCCACATTACTATATCCCCTACCTCAGGTACAGTATCTGCATCTACTAAATCTTGTCTAATGAAAGCAAATGATGCTTCCCTTCCTAAATCAGGGCCGAATTCATCTACATTAACTATCTGATCTCCTCTAGTTATAAGGCAGTTTAACTTAACTGGGTTGAAGTATACTTTATTTAGTGATTCCCCGTATAAGTTAGCTTGAGTATCATTCAGCGATAGTTTGTAGTAACCAATTTCTTGTTCTACAATATCTTTTAGTATCTCTCTACTTATATGAGTCGAAAGTACGTTAAAATCTTTTTGACTACCGAATAACATATATTATTTTTTCTTTTCTACTGTCTTATCAGCTACTTCTACTTTCTTTACTTCAGGAATCCTTTCTAACGATGTATTTTTGAAAGAAGCAAATGCTTCACTAGCTGGTTTTGTTGTTAGTAATTTAACTTTCATAATAGCTGTATTATTATCTCCATTATGTGAAACCTGTCCAACTGTCAATACTCCTGGCATAGCTCTTAACATCTCTCCGATATCTTGTACTGTTACGTCCTCACTATGTCCTATCCTTACCATAGCTTGGTAGACTGAGAATTGTATTTCTGATATTATATCTATTATTTTCATTATCCTACGTATATGTGCATTGGAACCCCTTGCATTGTATCGTTAATAAACTTTGTTTGAGTAGCAGCAAGTTCTAGTTGATTAGTTAGTGAGGCTGATTGCATAGTAGCTTTTAGATCCTCTACTAAGAATACTTTTTCATCTCTAGCATCTGCTAATAAATCTGCAGCGTTCATAGTTACTTCTGAACCTGGTACTGGTACTGTTTGATATTTTCCTCTAATATAAGCTAGCATTTCTTTACAAGTGGCTACTGTATACTTAAAAATCCACTGTCTACCAATAGAATTGATTTCTGAGTAAACTAAATTCTGAGCATTTACGTTTGATAAGTTTGTTGTTACTCCTGATGATGAAGTTCCTCCTCCTGTTCCTGATACTCCGCCGCTAGATTCAGCTGCTGCTGCAATTAGTAGGGAATCATCTACGTAAGCACCTACTTTATCTGATATGCTGTAATATTGTACTTTTAATTTACCGTTTGTTTTAGGTGTAGGGAAAATTCTAAGTTTGTTATTATTAATCTCGAATGTGTAAGCTGATTTCCTTATTTGATCATTAAACTCTATTGCTTGAGTTTTTAAAACATCATAAGATGCTGGCATCAGTAAGAAATTTACTCCTGGGGAGTATGAGCCAAAATCAAATGCATCCATAAGAGATTGTATACCTGTTCCGGTACCTGCGTAAGGATCAAAATACCTTAATATAGCCGGTGGTGCCTCGTAGAAGACTTTTCTTACTTCTATACTTCCATCTCCAATCAAAGATTCTAAATCATATTCTTGTTGTCCTTCTACTAAGTCTATTAAGTAACTCTTTAAATCTACATCTCCTCCTACTCCTGCTTCCATTCCGTATTGAGCGCTTGCTCTTACTACACTTTGAAGGCTTGGTTTAAATACAGTTGCATTAACTGCTTGCCCACTAGCAGAACCTCCTATAGTACTTGACATTGTAGATGCTGCTATAGACTCTATTACTTCTTTTCCATATGCTGTAACTGCTTCTTCGAAAGCTGTGTAGAATTGTCTTTCATTTAGTTCTATATCTAATACAGGCCATCCTAATTTTTCAGCACAGTATCTTGCAACCTTTGGAGCATCTTCTTGAAATGCTAAGTCATCGTCGTAAAATCCGAAAGGAGTAGCTTCACCTGCAATGAAGTCAGTTGTGCCATCCCAGATTTGTATGTGTGAATTAGTATGTGACATATTTTTTTATCCTTCTTCTGTTAATGCTATAAAGTAACCTAATGTAGAACTAAATCCATCTTCTCCAGATCCTATTGATCTTGCTTTTATTGACCTTAAATCGCCGTATTCAAAGTTGTTAAACTCTTCATTAACGTACTCTGAACTAAACATAAAGCTTCCGCTAGGGCTTAGTAGGTAATGTTGATTCGATGTTGAACCAGAAATTTGTAAGTCTATAGAGTCATCTGATAAGTTTGTTAATCTAGCGTATTTAATACTGGAGGAGACAAATGTTCCGGCTCCTGGTAGGTTATCTACGTTGACTACTTCTGTATGTACATTAGCTGGTATATTCATTACTCTATTATCGGCGTAGCTGATGCTAGGAATTCTAATTTCTACGTTAGTTCCTCTTTCAACTCCTTCGAGTTTTACTCTCTCTCTAATAAAGTATGTAAAATTTGCATATTTAGGCATCTTGGAATAGTTTATTTATAAATAGCTGTTAATCCCTGAAGGTTTTATATACC